GTAAACTTCCAGCGGCGCTTAGACTTAAGTATGAAGAGTTTATTGATGAAGGAACTCTTATAATACTTGAGGGTACAGTTCTTGACATGATGGAAGTTTATGATGATCTTGACAAGTTTATTGATGACAGTTCATATGATGTAAGATGTTTTGGATTTGACCCTTACAATGCCCAAGGATTTGTAGAACGATGGTCTGCAGAAAATGGAGCATTCGGAGTGACCAAAGTTATACAAGGTGCTAGAACAGAATCAGTTCCTCTTGGTGAAATTAAGAAACTTTCAGAAGAAAGATTGCTCATTTTCGACCAAGAAATTATGAGTTATACAATGGGAAATTGTATAACGCTAGAAGATACGAATGGTAACAGAAAGCTCTTTAAGCAAAGACATGACGAGAAAATCGATAATGTCGCAGCATTAATGGATGCTTATGTTGCTTATAAAGCTAATAGGGAGGCATTTGTATGAGTGAATCGAATTACCATTCATATCTTATACATTATGGCATTCAGGGTCAAAAATGGGGTGTAAGACGTTTTCAGAATGAGGATGGGACACTTACACCAGAAGGTATAAAAAGGTATGCTAATCTCTTAGATAAATCAGAAAAATCTGACAAGTATAAAAAGAAACTCGAAAAATTTGAGAAAGAAACAGATCCATTTGGGAATCGCAGTAGGGTTTCTAAGTATAATTCAGTTAAAGAAAATATTAGAGCTAGTAAAAGATTTGATTTTAATGATAAAAATCCAACTGAATATCATGATTCAAATGCAGCTAGCAAAAGAAAAGAAGGAAAGAATCCAATTAACGATATTAAAAAATATGTAAATACTTCATTGGCGACCGCGAATAAATTAGTAAATGGAGATACTGGAGAAGAAGCGCAAAAAGTGGTTCAAAGATATATGGACGTGCATATGAATTCCTTAAATTATATACTATGGGAAGTTGGAGATTTTAATTCAGAACTTGATAAACCAAGCAAATATAATCAGATAGATTATTCATATGATGTAAAGAATAAAAAGTTACATCAGAAAAAATGGAAAAGTGATTGGAATTAAGGAGGAATAAATTAATGTCTGATTATCCTACTTATTTAATCCATTATGGCATCCCTGGCCAGAAGTGGGGAGAAAGAAGATACCAATTCGAAGATGGAACCTATACCGAGGAAGGAAAACGCCGTAGAAGAATTGGGGATGATAGAATATTTGGAAGATCTGAAGAATCTAGCGGTTATGGATATAAAACCGGCGGTACTATAAAAGGCGATAAAGCGTTTGTTAAAGATATACAAAAAGATATACAAAAAGTAAATGGTGGTAATAAAGGTTTTGAATATGGTTTGAATAGAAATGTAAATTGTGCTTTTTGTACAATGTCATATGAACTTAGAAGAAGAGGGCATGATGTAAGAGCGCAAGAATCACTAAGAGGAGCTCAAGCATATCTATCAAATCCTAAAGGCGCATATGGAAGAGTTATACCAAATTATGCTAAAATTTCAAAAGATGCAAGAACTTTTGCTACTAGAAGTAATGAAAGTTCAAAAATGATGAGTATTGGTATGACAAAAGATGAATATAATGACATGACTAATAAATTATTAAGCGATGGCGATAATACTAGAGGTTTTATTGCTGTTGATTGGAAGGGCGGAAACGGAGGTCATATATTTAATTATGAAGTTAAAAATGGCCAACTTTATTTTGTTGATTCGCAACCAGGTACTATAGTAAAAGCAGATAAAAAATTCTTTAATCAAACAATGAAGAATGCAAATAATGTTGAAACATTAAGATCTGATAATTTAAAGATTGATGAAGAAAAAGCAAAGAAATTTTATTCAGAGGATGTAATAGGTGATATAAAATATAATTCAGCAAAATTAAAAGCTGCTAAAGTTGAACCATGGGTAATTGGAATAAGTGCGGCGTTACTGACCTCTGTTACTGGAATGCCTTTTGCTGGAATTGCAATTGGCCAAAGAATAGCTAATGGTATGTATTCAAAGAAAATAAAAGAAATAGACGATCAAGCATCAATAGCACTTCAAAATAAATGGGAAAGTGAAGGAAGGTTTAAGAATAAGTGGTATGATTTTAAAGAAGATAAGAAAAAAGATTCTAAGAATATGATACTAACTGAAGCTAAGCAATCTAGAATAAAATCGTTGATATCTTCTGGAAAAACACAAAAAGAGGTTGCAAAACTTCTTGGAATTTCAATGTCTACAGTAAATAAGTATAAATAAGGAGAAATATTATGACTAAAGAAGAAGCACTTAATAAATTAAAGAAAGAATTACCAACAATAAAGACAGTAAAAGAATGCAGAGATTATGGAAAAGACTATTTATTTGTAGCATTTGAAACAGATACTCCAAATAAAGAAATAGATCCATTTTATCTTGTAGGCAAGAATAATGGACAAGTAAGAAAGTATAATATAGCAGAGGATACTAATAGATTTTTTAATGCTCCTATATTATAATAAATAAGGAGGACATAAATGAGTAAACAGCCAAATTATGTCTTCGATGACGAGCTATACCATTGGGGAATACCTGGACAAAGATGGGGGCATCGTCGGTTTCAAAACGAAGATGGTTCTCTAACGCCAGAAGGTAGAGAACATTATGGTTATGGAGATGAACGGTCAAAAGCAAAAATCTCTTATAACACACAGAAGTACAAAGCAGATTTAAAATCTAGAGCAAAAAAAGAAAAAGCTACTAGATCTGCTAAGGAAGAAAGACATGGCATTAAAGAAAATGCTAAAACAATGAGACTTGCTAGAAAAGAGCAAGGAAAGTTTGATAGACTTAATAAAAAAGAAAATGCTAAATTAGATAGGCAAGGAAGACCAGGTGGACATGGTTTTGGAAAAACAAAAAACATGTCTGACGATGAACTTCAAAGAGCAATCGATCGTCTTAAATTACAAGCCGAATATAATAAACAGTATGCACTTGCTTCAAATCCAAATGGTGCATTAGCTAGAGCTGATAGATTCTTTGAAGGTCCAACTGGTAAATTTGTTGCTGATTTGGCCGTTAAAACTTTACCGGATATTACTAAAAGTGTTGTTTCAAAAGCTTTCGAAAATAAAGATAATAAACTCGATATAGAAAAGAAGACCGCAGATATTGCATTAACAAAAGCTCAAGCTCGTAATTTTAATTCTCAAGCTGCTGAAAGAGAACTAAAAACTAATGTTGCATATCAGGAGAAACATTTAAAAGATGTAAAAGAAAGAGCTGAAAAAATGTTTGGTGGAAATAAAAATGATGTAAAAGAATCGTCAACTAAACCAAGTGGAACTGGTATAAAAGGGCAACAGTGGGAAGTTAAAAAAAGTACAGCATCTCAAGATTCTAATGCATCAAAAATTAGAAGTTCAGATGACATAAATAGAGATTTCTATAATAGATTAACAAATTCTGGAAATAAAGCAGCAGACAAATTATACACTGCTGCGGTAAATACAGTAAAATCGCATACAGGAACATTAATGACTGAAGCTGAAAAAGGTGTTAAAGCAGGAGTAAATGAGGCTTTAAATGATTTATTAGGAAAAAATTCAAATAATATTGCAGGTTATTTGCCAGCAAGTGTTAAAAAGAAAAATAAAGGAAGGTAATTCAAAATGGGATTGACTTTTGGTGAAAGGCTCAAGCACTCTTGGAATGCCTTCATGAACAAAGATCCTACGGAGGATAAACGTTATATAGATCTTGGTCCTAGTAATACTAGACGACCAGATATGTTTCGTCCGACCCGTGGAACAGAAAAGACAATTGTAACAGCTATCTATACTCGAATTGCTATTGATGTAGCAAAGCTTGATATAGAGCATGTTAAAACAGATGCAAACGGTCATTATGTTGATACAATTAAATCTGGTCTTAATTATGCTCTTACAACAGAAGCAAATATTGACCAAACATCTCGTGCTTTTATTCAGGATGTTGTTATGTCAATGTTTGATGAAGGATGCGTTGTAATTGTTCCGGTAGACACTACACTAAATCCTCTTAAAACTGGATCATATGACATTCAGACGATGAGAGTTGGTAGTGTTGTTGAATGGTTTCCACAGCATGTAAAGGTAAAACTTTACAATGATAGAACTGGTAAGCATGAAGAAAAGATACTTCCTAAAAAGATGGTCGCTCTGATTGAAAATCCTCTTTATTCAGTAATGAATGAACCGAATTCAGTAGCAAAGCGACTTATTAGAAAGTTAAATCTTCTTGATGCTGTCGATGAACAGTCAGGCTCAGGCAAACTTGATCTTATTCTTGGTTTGCCTTATGTAATAAAGACTGAAGCTAGAAGAGAACAAGCAGAACGTAGACGTAAAGACATTGAGGAACAGTTATCTAATTCTAAATATGGTATTGCATATACAGATGGTACAGAACATATAACACAGCTGAATCGATCTGTAGAGAATACAATGTTTAATCAGATACAGTATCTTACTGAAATGCTCTATAATCAGCTTGGTATGACAAAAGGTGTATTCGACGGTACTGCTTCTCCTGAAGAGATGTTGAATTACCAATCTAGAACAATTGAGCCAATTGTTTCAGCTATTATTGAAGAAATGTCTAGAAAATTCTTAACTAAGACGGCTCGATCACAGAATCAGGCTATTATGTTCTTTAGTAATCCATTTAGTATGACTCCTACAGATAAGATAGCCGACATTGCTGACAAGTTTACTCGTAATGCGATTCTTTCTTCAAACGAAGTTAGAGGTATTATTGGTTACAAGCCGGTTAATGATCAGAGAGCTAATGAGTTAAGTAATAAGAATATTAATCAATCTCCAGAAGAGGCGGGTAGCAATCCTGTTGTTACAGGTAATGACGACTCTATTGGAAATACTCCGATTAATCAAATTTAATAAATCTATGAAAGGAGAAAAACCTAATGAAGTACGATTTTAGTGGTTATGCCACTAGGAATGATCTTAAGTGTTCGGATGGTAGAACTATCAGAGCAGGTGCATTTAAGGAATGCAATGGAAAGGTTGTTCCTCTCGTATGGCAGCACCAGCATGGAGATCCGATGAATGTTTTGGGTCATGCACTTCTTGAAGAGAAATCTGATGGAATGTATGCTTACTGCTCATTTAATGAGACAGAACCTGCTAAGCAGGCAAAGCAGCTTGTCCTCCATGGTGATGTAAACCAGCTTTCTATCTATGCTAATAAGCTTGTGCAGAAGTCTGGTGATGTTCTTCATGGCGCCATCAGAGAAGTCAGTCTTGTAATTGCAGGAGCAAATCCTGGAGCTATGATTGACAATATTGCTATGGCTCATGGCGAAGATGGTGAATCAGATGAGGCGGTTATCTACAATGATGACTTCATCGACAATCTTGGAGGTGAAACAGAAGACGTTGAGGATTCTATTGAGCATTCCGAGGAAGAGAATGAAGAAGTTATTGAGCACGCTGAATCCGAAGATAAACAGGAGGAAAAGAAGATGGCCGAAGATTCTGGCGCAAAGGAAAAGACTGTTCAGGATGTCATTGATACAATGAACGAAGAACAGAAGAAGGTAATGATGTACCTTGTTGGAGTTGCTGCCGAAAAGGGTGGCGAAAAAGAAACAGAAGATGAAGGAGAAAAAGAAATGAAGCACAACGTATTTGACAATTCTGAAGAGTACACGGGCGCTGCAGATCAGGCTGAGCTCACACATTCTCAGATCGAGACCATCATCAATGATGGTAAGAAGTTCGGATCTCTTAGAGATTCTTTCCTTGCTCATGCTGATGATTATGGTATTAAAGACATTGACTGGCTGTTCCCTGAGGCTAAGACCTTTACAGATAAGCCCGAGTTCATTTCCAGAAAGATGGAGTGGGTCTCCACAGTCATGAGCGGAGTTCATAAGTCACCTTTCTCAAGAATTAAGTCCATGTTTGCTGATATCACTGAGGATGAAGCAAGGGCTAAGGGTTACATTAAGGGCAACCTGAAGAAAGAGGAAGTATTCTCACTGCTTAAGAGAACAACAACCCCTACAACAATCTATAAGAAGCAGAAGCTCGATCGTGATGACATTATCGACATTACGGATTTCGATGTAGTTGCTTGGATCAAGGCAGAGATGAGAGTTATGCTCGACGAGGAAATTGCTCGTGCTATTCTCGTTGGTGATGGAAGACTTGCTTCTGATGATGACAAGATCAATGAAGATAATATCCGTCCTATCTGGAAGGAAGCTGATCTCTTCTGCCTCAAGAAGGAAGTTACAGTCGGCGCTGACGATGATGCTACAGCAAAGAACTTCATTAAGGCAGCAATTAAGGCTAGAAAGGATTACAGAGGTTCTGGCAACCCTGTTCTCTTCACAACAGAGGACAACCTTACTGATATTCTCCTCCTTGAGGACTCTATCGGTCACAAGCTTTATAAGACTGAGGCTGAAGTTGCTACAGCAATGCGTGTTTCTAAGATTGTTACTGTTCCTGTAATGGAGAACCTTACAAGACAGGTTACAAAGAGTGGCAATACTTATACAAATACTCTTATGGGTATCATTGTCAACCTTAACGACTACAATGTTGGTGCAGATAAGGGTGGCGCTATCAGCATGTTCGATGACTTCGATATCGACTACAACCAGCAGAAGTATCTCATCGAGACACGTTGCTCAGGTGCTCTTACAAAGCCTTATTCTGCAATCGTTCTCGAGAAGTCTGTTCAGAATCAGGGCTGATAGAAATTTTATAGGAGGAAATGATCATGGATAGAATTTTCCAGCGTGCTGAAGACAAGAATGTTGCAGCAGTAGTTATTTACGAGAAGGCATCAGAGTCTACTTATGCTTATAAGGATTCTGCTTGCACAACCAAGTTCACAACCAGCGAGCTTAAGAATGCATTCCTTAAGGGTGCTGTTATTGCCCTCGCTTCTAACGGCGGCTATGTATTCCCGGTTAAGTATGCAGAGTCTTCTTCTGTAGGTTCTGTTTACTTTATCAAGCCTAATAGCACAACCGCTACAAGCGCTGACATTGCTTCCCTTGCTGGTGTTGCAGATCCTTCATAATTCAAAATAAAAGCAAATTTTTAGAGGAGAATTCTCATGGCTAAGTATTACGTTGAGATTGGATTTGCCACAACAGCGGAAACTCCAGCTGGTTCTGGTATTTGGAAATCCACAATTACTAAAAAGAAATACAGCGGAGATGTTCTGAATAGTACAAAAAGAATTGAATTATCAGATAATGTTAATCCAGATCTTAACGTGTCAAATCGAATAAGTATAGTCGCAAATGAATATGCCATGCAGAATTTTCAATCTATTAGATATGCTAAATACCTAGGAGCTAAATGGAAAGTCAACAGTGTTGAAGTCCAAACTCCTAGGTTAATTTTATCTTTGGGAGGACTGTATAATGGCGAAGACTAGATTAGATTTGCAGCATTATCTTGAAACTCTTACAAGTAATGTTTACTTTCAACCTCCCGAAAATGTAAAACTTAAATACCCTTGTATCGTCTTTTCGAGGACTCGTATAGATGGTACTTTCGCTAACAACGATGTTTATAAACTTGATCATGGTTATAGATTAATCTATATAACAAGAGATCCAGATGATCCGCTAATCGATGTTCTTGCTAAACTTCCGACATGCAGATTTCAAAGAGAATTTGTTTCAGATAGTTTATACCATGACGAGTATATAATCTATTGGAATTAAAATTTATTAAGGAGGAAACTCAAATGGCTAAACTTGAATGGGATAAGACAGGCGAAAGACTGTTTGAAACCGGTACAAAGAATGGCGTTCTCTATGTTTACG